CTCTTCACTGGAATTGAGGAGGTGTGTGCTGGGGCTGCCGCTGCTGGGATGGCTGCTGGGGCTTTTGGGGCTGCTGCTGGGGCTGCTGCTGTGGATGCTGCTGGGGCTGCTGGGGCTTTTGCTGCTGGGGCTGGTGCTGCTGGTGCCGCATTTGCATCCGCATCCGCTCTTCCACAGCCTGGCTCTGGCTCTGGCTCTGCAATGCTGCTACCGATGTCTGGCTCTGCATCTGCAATGCTGCTACCGATGCCTGGCTCTGGCTCTGGCTCTGCATCTGCAATGCTGCTACCGATGCCTGGCTCTGGCTCTGGCTCTGCATCTGAAATGCCCATGCTGATGCCTGGATCTGGCTCTGAAATGCCTCTGCCTCTGCCACAACCAGGCTCTGCATCTGCAATGCCTCTGCCCATGCCTGGCTCTGCATCCTATGCACCTGCCTAATTGCCAAACCGATTATAACATGAAATATGCGTGGCTCTGGAATTATCTCTATCTATCACATAGATGGAGATAACTGCAGCATATTATATAATATTTCTGCTACTTGTAGCAATTCTCATTTACAGCGCAGTCGCCTATTACAGAAACCCAGAGAAAAAGCTGAAGACAGCTCTTGATAAGCAGGATGGAACACTTGAAGAGACGATCATTATACTTGACTCCGATAAGACACGCCGCACACTTTTTGGAACAGCAGGCTCAACACTTGCTCTCTATGTGTTCTTGCAGCCGAGTGACAAGACACCCCGAGCAGACCAGGTGCCTAACACACTGCTAGAAATTCCAGGAGTGCTCCGATTCAATTATGGGGCAACTTCCACTGAACTTGCTGTTGTATCATTTAATACACAGACACGACAGGCAGCAGAGGAGGTCATCACAATTCCGAAGATACCTATGCAGAAATGGGTTCTATTAACAATCCTCCGCGACGGCCGCCGCTTTGACATCATGTATAATGATAAAATGGTAGCAAGCAAGCGCCTTGAATACATGCCCGTCTACCTAAGTGCACCACTGAAGATTGGCGGCCCTCGTATTCGTGGAACCTTCCGTGAAGGACATGCTTTTAATTACCGTCTCAGCCTTTCCGAGGTCTCCAAGGAATTAGCATCCTCCTCCGATACACGCCATAAACCCCCGACGAGCATTGAACTCACTATAGGAAATCCGTTTGCACTCTTCAGCTGCCCCGGCGGATTCTTCTGTAGAGAAGATAGCCGCAAACCCATCTCCGCATTACAAGAATGGCAAACTCCCTACGCGTAAGCCTTTCTACTAGCTTATAATAGAATGGCAGACGTGATTGGCGGCATTAGTATATTCTTCAAAATGTTCATAATTGTCGGCGGTGTTATTGCACTGTATTATCTATATCAGTTTCTCTTCAAGACGGGTGGCCAGGATGCAGTGACTCTTTTCCAGGAGGTGCGCAACGTATCGCAGGTGCAGCCACTGGTTAAGACGGGTGATAGCTTTCCTCCCCTGATGGAGGGTGGCGAATACAGTGTGAGCTTCTGGATGTATGTGCAGAACTGGGGTGCACGCGCTGGATACAATAAGCACATCTTATCGATTGGGTCTATTGCAAACGGCTTTTACACAATGGTGGTCTATCTGGGGGCAAATACCAATACACTGCATGTGCGTGTGCAGGCGAACGACCCTGGAACAGTTATTGCAAACACGGCCGCACTCACCAACACAAATGTGAGCAATCTGTTCAACCAGCCAGTTATTGCCAGCGGTCCTCTTGCAAATATGGAGGGCAGCTGCGATGTGCAAAATGTTGAGTTGCAGAAGTGGACACTTGTCAACGTCGTCCTAAATGGTAAGACAACGGATGTGTATATCGATGGCAAGCTGGCGCGTTCTTGCTTGCACCCGAGCTTCTTCCGCGTGCCGTCTGGGGGTCACCAGCTGATGGCCTATAACGCGAATGGATTTGGCGGATACATGTCCAACTTGACGCTGAGCAATCTTGCAATGACACCTGATGAGGCGAATCGCATGTATCAGGCGGGACCGGTTGGTATAACAAGCTTCTGGAACTGGATGCGCAGTTTCTTCGACCCGACCGCACTCGATAACCAGTTTTATCCCAAGATGTAAGTGGGCGTCGGCGCCCACACGGCCGGCTCGGCCATGGCCCGAAGGGCCAAGCCTACGCAACAGTCAGTTAGGGGAGGTGTTGCGACCTGAGGTGCTTTAAGTCCCCCCCAGCCACGGCATATCAATTAGGGAGTTATGATACAATTCCCTAATTGATATACTGCCGTCTGCCAACGGCAGTGGCTACGCAACAGTCAGTTAGGAAAGGTAGTGCAAATCCCCTAATTGGTCCCAATGGTTTTTAGGCTTTTTGCTCCAGCGGCATATCAATTAGGGAGTTATGATACAATTCCCTAATTGATATAATACTGCAGTTAGGGAATTATAAATATCTGCGTCTGCAACTCGCAGATGGCAGATGGCAGATGTGCTGCTTGGCAGGGCAGAGGGATATTCCTGGCAGGGGAAGTTGGTTGGTTGGCAGGATCTGCAAGTTGCAGACGCAGATTTGCAGGTGGGTAGTAAATATCAATTAGGGGGATGTAATGTATCTTCCTAATTGATATAATGGTGGCAGCTCTGCTCTGCGTCCCTAACTGACCGTCGCGTAGCTAGCCACCGCCGTTGGCTTACGGCAAAATGTAGTTGATATGTATAGTAGATGTCAACCCCGAATAGCAGCATTAATACAGGCTACTCGTCATATCCGGCGCAGGCAATCATAGCCTTTATCATGCTCGTTGTCCTGCATTTCCTCATGTTCAGTGCCGAATACACATATCGCCTTGTGAAGGGCGTGCAAAAGACGCAGACCGATCTCATCCCCTTCACCGCCTCCAGCGCAAAGATGTATTCATTCCCCCAGGACCCCGCCAATTCCAATGCAAAGTCGATACATTTGTCCGACAATGAACGCACGGGTGTCGAGTTCTCCTACAGTTTCTTCCTCTATGTTGACCAGAGCAGCTTTGGCAATGAAGACGGTCTTCTACATGTATTCCACAAGGGCTACAGCTGCCAATACCCCCTACTAGGCCCTGGTGTCTACATGCACAATAATAGCAATAAGCTCCGTGTCTACATGAATACGTTTGAAAACTGGAATACATACGTGGATATCGAGAACTTCCCAATTAAGAAGTGGGTGCATGTTGTGCTGATGTGCGAGGACAACGGCATGAATGTATTCGTGAATGGCAATATTGTGAAGCGCATCAATTTCGAGGGCAGCATCCCCTACCAGAATTTCCAGAGTGTCCACGTATTTTCCCAGCGCCGCATTACAGTGAACGGCAATCTGATTCCTTCTCTTGGCGGCGAGAGCTTCAATGTGTTCGGCTCTATTTCCGGCTCTATTAGCATGCTCACATATTACAGCTATGCACTCAGCTACACAGAGATTAATGATATTCTGCAGGCAGGCCCGTCGAAGAAGACGGACCCCATGTCTCAGGACAAACCACCCTACCTAACTGACGACTGGTGGATTACATCGCAGTAAAGGTTGTGGCACGCTACCTTCTTGTGTTATATTAAGGACCTTTTCTATAGCATAGAACAGTAATATGCCTGGTGGAGGGTTTCTTGCATTTGTTACATATGGTTCGCAAAATGTCCTACTTAGTGCGAACCCAGATATGACATTCTTTTATAAGGTATTTCGCAAATACACGCATTTTGCGGAGGAGTCATTTACAATTGCGGTCGACGGCCCCAATGAGCTGTCATGGAACAATCCCGTCGATATACGCGCAATTATACCACGTAATGCCGATTTGGTGCGCGATTTCTATTTTGTATTCACTATTCCTGACATTTTCTCGAAGTTTGTTCCATTTGCAGACCGTGGAAATCAATACGATTTTGCCTGGTCAAAATACCTTGGCTGCCGCCTAATTGAAAGCGTTGAGCTCTTTATTGGAGGTCGCTCAATTCAGCGATTCGACGGCTCCTACATGGTTGCAAAGGCAAATTTGGACATGGATGCCGATACGCTCGCAAAGTGGGAGGATCTCGTTGGACATGTATCCGAACTCTACGACCCCGCAAATGGGTCATATGCAGGCGGCCTAACATCACAGACTATCCAAGGGCAATACCCCACAGTCGTTCAGAATCCTGACTTGGTGCTAGGCGCACAGCTCAATCGCCCATCCATCTTTGGCCGCGATATTTATGTTCCACTACCATTCTACTGCACAGAGGATCCAAGTCTCTCCCTGCCACTCTGTGCACTGCAATTACAGACGGCGGAAATCAAAATGCGGCTGCGACCTGTGCGCGAGCTCTATACTATTAACGACGCAAGCGGATATCGTGTCGCTCCTGGATTCCGCATGACCGCATCCGATGCAGCATTCCAGCGCGGCGTGCCTACATACGCGGAAGATAATACATTTAATACTGCATTAAATAATTACTATATATCAAACTTCCTGGTTGATATTGGGTCAACGCCACCGACACTTGAGACGATTAAATATAATCCTCGCATTTATGGAACATATATCTATTTGAGCGACGAGGAGCGCAAAACATTTGCGACGACGCAGCTCACTTATCTCGTGCACCAGGTGCGCGAACTCCGTTATGAAGCGGAATTCAAGCGCAACTATCTCCTACTTGATGTGCATAATCCTGTTACACGTATTATTACAGTTCCACGACGGTCTGATGCAGTCCCTTATCGAAATGATGAATTCAACTGGACAAACTGGGTAAGTGACCGCACACCATTCTTGGGGACACCTGGTGTGACTGGATTTAATACATCAGGACTTTTCCTTGTTGCAGGGCAGAAAGATATTATACGCAGCCAGAAAG